TTTAGGCAGGTAGCCTACGCATTGGAGAGCAATGACCACCTCAAAGGACTCGTTAAGCAAATCCGCTATGCTAACGGAACTGAATCGATTGAGATGCTCGACGGAACACGCCTTGACGTTGTTGCAGCAACTAGAGACGGAAGTCGCGGAAGAACGGCGGATTTCCTCTACATCGACGAACTCCGTGAAGTTAATGAAGAAGGTTATCGTGCGGCAATCCCAACAACGAGAGCTAGACCAAATAGCCAAACTCTTCTCACATCTAATGCAGGAGACGCTTTCAGCCTCGTCCTTAATGGAATGCGAGAGCGAGCTTTGGAGAACCCGCCTAAGAGCTTTGGATTCTATGAATACTCAGCGCCCCAGTATTGTAAAGTAACAGACCGTAACGGATGGGCACAGGCTAACCCTGCGCTCGGATATACCATCACAGAGGAAGCCCTTGAAGAAGCCGTCGCCACTAGCCCGATTGAAAACACTCGCACTGAGCTGCTATGCCAATGGATTGACTCTCTATCTTCTCCTTGGACGCATGGCAGCCTTGAGGAGTGTTCTGACTCTACTCTCGAGATTGCACCCGGTCGTTACACAGTATTCGCCTTCGACGTCAGCCCGTCTCGTCGCAATGCGAGCCTCATTATTGGTCAAGTACTCAGCGATGGTCGAATCGGAGTTGGACTTGCACAGACGTGGGAGAGCCAAGTTTCAGTCGATGAACTTAAAATAGCAGCTGATATAAAAGGATGGGCAGACCAGTATCGCCCGCGTTCTATCGGCTTTGACCGCTACGCTACCCAGTCAATCGCGGATCGCCTTACCAATGCCGGACAGGTTCTCCAAGATATTTCGGGAGCGCAGTTCTATCAGGCATGTACCGACCTCAAGGACGCGCTAGACAATAAGCGCATGGTGCATAGCGGGCAAGAAGGCTGGATTCAGCAGATGAATAACTGCGCAGCTAAAACCAATGACTCCTCATGGCGTATTGTGAAACGCAAGAGTGCCGGTGATATATCTGGAGCAATTGCAACAGCAATGGTAGTTTCGACACTTCTAAAACCACAGCAAAGCGCGGGAATCTTCGTCGAGTAGTGTATAATTAACCCCTATGGGTATCTTCTCGCGTAAGCCGCTAATAGTCGAAGCGCAAGCCGCTCCTCAGGTCATGGGCGAGTCGTTACCCTCTATTTATAACTATGTAATCCCACGCATCTCTCGTAAGGATGCGATGAGTGTTCCATCAGTAGCTCGTGCCCGCAACCTTATCTGCGGAACTGTAGCATCTATCCCGCTAGAGTATTACAACAAGAGCACCGGCGAAGTTATCGCTCCACCTCGCTGGATTAACCAACTTGCTAAGAACCAACCATCATTCGTGACCCTCACATGGATCGTAGATTCTCTCCTGTTCTACGGCATCTCCTACCTTCGCGTCACAGAGCGCTACGCGGAAGATGGTCGCCCATCTGCGTTCGAGTGGATTGCTAATGCCCGCGTAACATTTACAACAGACCTTGAGGGCATCATGGTCACCCAGTATTACGTCGATGCAGCACCAATCGACATGAACGACATTGTTACAATTCAGGGCTTCGATGAGGGCGTACTAGAGCGCGCATCTCGCACCATCCAGTCAGCCATTGACGTAGAGCGTGCAGCAGCTCAGAACTCAGCAAACCCACAACCTGCTGGCTTCTTAAAGAACTCAGGAGCAGACCTACCGGCTGCTGAGGTCTCAGGACTTCTCGCAGCTTGGAAGCGTGCCCGCCAGAATAACTCTACGGCTTACCTTACTTCGACACTTGATTATTCTCCAGTCGCGTTCTCACCTAAGGACATGATGTATAACGAGGCGGTTCAGAACCTCTCGACACAGATTGCCCGCGCCATGAACGTCCCGGCTTACTACTTGTCGGCAGATCAGAACACCACCATGACTTATGCCAACGTTCAGGATGAGCGTAAGCAATTTTATGCACTCTCTATTGAGCCTTATATTCAAGCCATCCAGTCTCGTCTATCTATGAATGATATTTCGACTGCCGGTCACGAAGTTCGCTTTGCAGTATTCGACACCTTCTTAAAGAACGACCCACTTGTAGAGCTACAGGTAATCGAGAAGTTATTGGCTCTAGGACTGGTCACCCCAGAGCAAGCAATGGAAATGACCGACCTAACACCTAACGGAAGCGAAGGTATCTAATGGAGACCTTGTACATCGAAGCATCTTCTATCGAGTGCTCAGAGGAGCGTCGCGAAATCAGCGGCAAGATTGTCCCAATGGGAACTGGCGAAGTCGGCAACACTAACCTTGGTGGCGTTGTATTCGAAGCCGGTTCTATTGAGATTGAAGATCCATCCAAGATTAAGCTACTTAGCCAGCACGATATGAAGAAGCCAGTAGGTCGCATGGTTACAGCCACAGTCCGACCAGATGGCATCTACGCAACATTTAAGTTAAGCCGTTCAACCGGCGGAAACGATGCACTAGTTATGGCACAAGAAGGTTTAGTATCCGGACTTTCTATCGGTGCAGAAATCATCGCATCAAAGCCAAGCCGTGACGGTCACACAGTAGTCTCAAGCGCGAGACTCAAAGAAGTTTCTCTCGTAACAGAGCCAGCGTTTAAGTCGGCTCAGGTGCTAGAGATCGCAGCAGAGGAAGTCATCCCTGCTGAAGAAACCCAACCAGAAAGCGAGCCAGTCGTGGAAGAAACCACAACACCGGTAGAAGCTCCAGCAGTTGAAGCAGCGGCAGTAGAAGCGGCTCGCCCAACAGTTGCAGCATCACACTACGTCAAGGAGCGTACTGCACCAATCACAGGTGCTCAGTACCTCGAAGCAAACATCAAGGCAGCCCTTGGTGATGATGAGGCACGTCGTACAGTCCGTGCAGCAGATGACTCAACATCTACTAACACAGGTCTCACACTCCCTCAGCACCTCAACACTTTCATTACAGACACCTTTACCGGTCGTCCAGCATTCGAGGCAGTAACTCGTCAGGCTCTCACAGAGTCAGGCATGAGCTTCACAGTTCCACGCCTTTACACCAACGCATCTTCAGCAGACGTTGCGCCAACAGTTGCAGACACTAACGAGGGTGCAGCACCATCTGAGACAGGCATGACTTCTGCTTACGACACCGTAACAGTTGAGAAGTTCTCAGGACTACAGCGCGTTTCATTCGAGCTTGTAGATCGCTCATCTCCTGCGTTCATGGAGCTCATGATGGCAGAACTTCGCAAGGCTTACGAGAAGGCTACAGACGCAGCTCTCATCGCTAAGTTCATCTCAGCAGGTACAGCAGCAACTAACGTTGCTACAACTGCAGCAGGTCTGGCGTCATTCATCGCCGTAGAAGGCGCAGCAGCTTACAAGGGTACAGGCGGAGACTTCGCTAACAAGCTCGTCGCATCTACCGACCAGTGGGCAGCAATCGCAGGATACGCAGACACAACAGGTCGCCAACTCTACTCAGCTCAGGGTGCAACATACAACGCATCAGGCAACGCAGTTGCTACATCAGTCCGCGGTGGAGTTCTCGGAACAGACCTCATCGTAGATCACAACATCTCAGCATCAGGCATCTCAGATGACTCAGCCTTCTTGGTTGCTCCATCTTCTGTCTATGCTTGGGAGTCACCAACTACTCAGCTCCGCGTCAATGTTCTTACATCTGGCGAGATTGAGATCAACCTTTACGGATACCTCGCTTTGTACGTTGCGAAAAGCGGCAAGGGTGTTCGTAGATTTGCGGTTGCATAATCGCTTAATAGCGAACCATTAGAACGGCTAGGGGGGTCGTGCCCTTCGACTCCCCTAGCTCTTATGAAAGGATATAGAAATGGCTTTGACTTCAATCGCTGAACTTCGCAGCGCACTTGGAATCGGCACGCTCTATAGCGACAGCATTTTGACCGAGGTCGTAGATGCTGCGGATAATGTTCTACTCCCTTTCATTTGGAGCAACACTTCTTTCAATGTGGCACACAGCAACACCACTACAACCGGAACTCTCTACTTTGACGAGAACGTTCAGAAAACTTTCTACGTTGGTCAGACTGTAGTTATCACCGGCAATGAGGCGCACCATAACGGCAGCAAGACCATTACCGCAGTTGGCGAGTATTCGATTACTTATGCAGTTACAGGTTCTCCAACCGCAACGCCTTATCACCCAGTCAATCCTTATGGACAGGTAAAAGGCTCAACCTATTTAGATCCTTCCACAGTACCGGCTATCCAAGAAGCTGCTCTCATGATCTCAATCGACATTTGGCAGAGCCGTCAAGCGCCTTCATCCGGCGGAGTCTCAGTCGATGGCTATACCCCTAGCCCTTATCGCATGGGTAATACCCTCATGGCTCGCGTACGCGGTCTCCTAGCACCTTATCTAGACCCTCGGTCAATGGTGGGCTAATGACCGCTATAACCACCCTCAGAGCCTCTATCGCGGCATCTCTAGTAGATAACTCACTCTACTCAGTATTCTCATTTCCACCAGCTACACCTATTGCTAATAGCGTTATCGTGACTCCTGCTGATCCATACATCGA